GGTAAGTTCTAAGAAACACAGTAAAATCAAGGGCTATCGTGGTTTACAATGTTCCGCGGTAGCCTTAAATTTTGCCACGTAGCACACAAGTAGCGCACAGGTAGCACACATGAGGTAGCGCACAAATTGTTGGATGAATTTAGGGTATAAAAAGAGGGCGTCGAATATATCCGACACCCCCCATACGCTTTTATGTAACGTTTGTGTTTTTGTTTGATTAGGAGTTTGCTTTTTGCGATTGCACACCTAAAAGATAACCGTACATGAATGCGTTTTCTGCGCCCTGCTGGTAATTGCATTTTGCACCTTTCTCATAAAGTCCAAATCCAATATCGAAGAGTTCTTTGATAATTTCTTTGTTCCGCTTCACAGTCCAGTGGATGCGCAAGCTCTTAGATTTCTTTAATTCTGCCAAGGCTGAATCATGTAATGATTTTTTTCGTTTTTCTTCGCGCCAATCACAAAAGATTCTAATTAAAATCCGGTCGGCATCCTCATTCGTTAATTCTTGAAATCTGTCCAATAATTTCTCAGGTAGATATTTTGAATGCATGATTTTAATGATCAGTTCTTTGATTTCGGAAACGTTATCTAAGTCTTTGTTTATAAAAATGCAATCTTTTTTGTGATCCACAAGTATAAAATTATCCACAGATACTTTATGGACTTTTTCAAGCATGAATCGATCTGCATAACTTAAATCGTTAGCAGAAACCGTGCATATATACGGGATTTCACGTTTTATAAGTTCAACCATAATTTTATCTTTTCCTTTCTTCGTAAGTAGTAGTATTCCCCCAACGAAGGGGGAGCAGTTGTATCTACAGTCTATATATAGGATTATTGTTTTTCAGTGTCCTTTACAATGTCAGAAATTATTATGTAGATATAGCGCAAAATCTTTGAATCGTCGATTTTATCGAGCAATTCAATTATCATTTTTTTGAAGTCCATAATTTAATTCCTTCCTTTCTGATCTCGAAATAGTGTACCATGACATAGTAAATAAATTATTTTACATATTTACCGGTTCTTTGTTATTTGCTTTTGCAATTTCCGAAGCAATAATGCTAAGACATCTGCGCTGTTGCTGAGTTAAATGATCAAGTTGCTTTAAAATATCTGCTTTGTAATTATATATAGCAGTTCCGTCTTCATTCGTAGTTGTTGGATGCGTTATATCTTCTACCGTTTGAAGATAGCCGGCTATAAATCCAAAACGAAACATATTATAGAGGACATCTATAGATTCCGCTCTAAGCAATTCATTTTCAGCTTCCTTAAGTACACTGAAAACAAGATCGTACTCATCTTTGATTTCATGTTTTTTGATGAATTTATTGCTTGCCTGTATAAGAGATTTATAATTCATGACTGTTGTAGTTTCCATTGTATATGACTTCCTTCCTTTAAATATTTTCTGTTACATCTGCGTTTTGTACTTCATCTAAGATAGTATTTGCATCATTTACATAATCGATAATGACCGATAATAATGCAAGAATCGTGTTTTGATTTGTATGAAAGAATACTGCACAATCTTCTTGGGCATCGGTTTTGGCGTCTCCAATCATGTTATATAAATGTGATGCTGTGGTCTGTACGGTTTCTAATTTTCCGTTAGCGGAAAAGAGTTTATTCATCATATCATTTAAAGTCATATATTTTTTCTTCCTTTCTTTGATGGAAGTATGCTATAATAAGCATACCCTTTTAGTGTTTCATAGTGATTACATGGATTGGGTTATACCCTGCGGTTGCCGCCATGGGGTATTTTTGATTTTTACAATCATATTGCATCAACTCCTTTACTTTGTGATTTTTTTCATCTCAGCTTTTAATTGCTCGATGGTTCTATGAGTATATACCTTTTCGGTAATATCATCTATAGCATGGCCAACAATCAGTTTTAAGATATATTCATCTACGCCGCAGGCCTTTGCTTTCGTAATAAATGTGTGTCGCGTTTCGTGAGGATGGTGCTTTAAATTCAAGCGTTTCATCACCTTGTCAAAACGACTCCGGTACTTGTCATATGTCATATATGTACCTTGTTGACCATTTACATCATTAAACAGATGCTTTGATTGCAGGGCAGCAGCTTCCCGGATGCGGTATTCTATTAACGGCTTTATTAGTGGATGAATAGGAACAATTCTGTTTTTTCCTGCTTCTGTTTTAAGTCCACCGCGCATGGTTCCAGCTTTTATATCGACATCTTTTATTTTTAATATGGCTAATTCTTGAGGTCTCCAGCCGCTGTAGATTTCTATTAAAATCATATCTACAAACGGGATTTGGTGGAGATTATCCCATAACATTTGAATTTCTTCCTGTGAAAAAGGTATAGCCTCACGAATGCGGCTCCTTTTTATTGGATTGCCATTTGCAAACATGACAGAAGCATAATCTTTTTCTACGATATCATGTGCCACAGCATATTTGTATAGCATATTGAAAAGACTTTTCATTCTGTTCTTTGTGCTGTCACCAACCTGTGCGTTGATAATTGTACCTTCTAAATGCGATACCCTTATGTCACACATTCGCATATTATAAAGACCGTTACAATGACCGTATGCCGCCTTAACCGTTCGAATACTGGACGGATTGGAGAGGGTAGGAAAGTAGCTTTCACTCCATTTTTCATATACTTCAGAAAACGTGATATTGTCGGCATTTATATCATAGGGATTTTTATTGTATTCGGCCAATGCAATCATAGCTTCTTCCCTGGTTGTATAATATCCAATTGTGAAGCGGATTTGTTTACTTCTTCTAGTGACCGGATCAAAAACCCATTTGTCTGTCTTTACTGCCCGGAATGGCTTGGAGCGTTTTCCGGATAGTTTGACAATAGAGCCGTAGCCATTAGGCAATTTTGTGGGTTTGCCATTGCGTATGCGTGGCTTTGTGTTACTGGGTGTATTCATGGGATAGCCACAATTCGGACATGAAACTGCTTTGTCTGATACATCATGCGCACATTCGGGGCATTTTAATAGAGCCATTTATTTATCACATCCTTTTTTATTCTGTAGCTTGATCTATTTCTTTTAAAATTAAGTGGTATTCTGTTGGCGTCATTGGATTTGTTTTATTTCTGTAACCTTGCGTTATTTTTGAGAAATCGCTACTTGTGCTTAAATTTGGATAGCTATACTGGAAGAATTTCCCATCTTTTTCCCTGTTTAACAATCGCTTAAGTATTTTATTTTCTAGGCGTTCAATGTCATGTTCAATATCAAGACCTCCGTCTTTGGTTAAACGAGGTAATTCCTCCGCAGATAAGATTTTTTGATGCTCATAAAAATTTTTTTGCGTGTAGTCTGTTTTGATTTCATCCAATAAGCTCTGATCTCTACATAATGACTCTAAAAGTTGTTTCATTTCAATTACAAGTCGGTTAGATAGGATATCGTTTAGTTCAAATAGATTTAATTCTCGTTCTAAATCACTGTAACTCGAGTCTCGGGTAGTAATACCTTTATCAAGTATGATTTTTGTTCTATTTTTTACCAGAGGATTTGAATAATATAACATTTCTTTAATTAAATTGATTAGTTTCATCCCATTAGCGGATTTATTACAAATCGAATCAATAATGTGTTTTTCGGCGGAAGGCAAATTTTTCAGTTCTTCTATAGTGCTATATTGCAATCCCATAATTTTAGCCGTTTCGTCGATATTTCGCGAAAAAGATTCTTGTTCAGTAAATAAATATTCTAGGTCACACCCGAAAAAATTACATAAATCTATGGCGGAGTCAATATTGGGATAATTATTGCCTTTTAACCACTGTTTGCAAACTTTTTCAATGTCTTTATCTTTTGTGTCATGGTACTCTTTGTAAAAATCTGTATTTTTTCTATATTTTGATCTAATAAGAGTACGTAGTTTTTGAGAGAATTCATCTAAAGAGAGTAAGTTCATATTTATATCTCCATTTACTAAAAGTTAGATAAAGTACCATTTTACAAAATAAAAATTATTAAACAATGATAAAACAAGGTAATTTATCTAACTTGATTTTGCTATTATTATAATCTTGTAACGGACGTTCGTCAAGAAAAACTTATTGCTATTATTATATTGAAAGTAGGTGCTGAAATGAGAAATCTTGATATTAGAGAGAATGCCAAAAAGAAAAATGTGAAACTATGGCAAATAGCCGAAAAGTTAGGCTATGCACATGATACTGCATTTTCAAAAGCTTTAAGGCATGAACTAACAGAAGAAAAGAAAACTGAAATCTTTAAAATTATTGATGAATTAGCTGCAGAATAGGCGGTGAAGCTATGGCAGAGATTCAAAGAGGTGTAATCCCTGTTGCAATAGCAGCGAGGGTTTTAAAAATGGATTGCCAAACATTACGGCTGTTGCTCCAAAATAAAATGGTTGATTTTGGAATTGCCTATAAGAGACCGGGGTCGAAACAATATAGCTATATTATATTTGCAGAACCTTTTTGTAAGTTGACTGGCTATAAGATGCCCGAGAAAGTTGAGGTATAAAGATATGAAGATAACGAGAGTGCAGCTAAAACTGTTACAGAAAAGGGCACAATTACATAATTTGAACAGTGATAATTTTATCGGATGCGATTTGAGTAATGAAATGTTTACTATGACATTTGCAGTCGCAGAGGAGAAAATACAGGATTTGTCAATTGTTTTTCACAAGCATCGTAATCCGAAAATTTATATATCAGAACCATATTCACACGGGAATGCGGAAATTGAGGTGTAAAGAATGGAGATGCAGAAGTTAAAAGATATGCAGGCAACTTTAATGTCGGAACGAGGGAAGTTGTTCGACCTGCAAGCCGGGTGTGAGGGGAATAGTAAGGAATGGCATGATTACGAATGCCAGATGCAGGCACTTGATGAACAATGTGATGAGATTCGACACGCTTTGATGGAAATGGGGTGTTGCGTGTGACAGGTACGGAGATTTATGAGAATAATTTACAACATTTTCAGGTTACGAAGCGATACGGTGATAAAGCGCAATGTAAATGCCCGGCACATGATGACAGGCAAGCGTCGTTGACGATTACCAAAGGTGAAAAATGTACGTTATTTCGATGCCATGCCGGTTGTACTCTTGACAATATCTTATCGGCAGCAGGACTCGAAAAGAAAGATACATTTTATGATTCGGAGATTCCAAAACAAAGCACTTGGCGATTTTATGTTGAGAGCAGAGAAAAGCGTAAAATTGAGGCTGTTTATAATTACGTTTCTTGTAACGATTCTTATGCTTATACTAAGATTCGCTTAAGTGGTAAGAAATTCATATATGGAATATTGGAGAATGATCGCTTTACATATGGATTACCAAGAAATACACCAAGAAAATCTTTTAAGGCGATATACGGTAACATTAAAGCCATAAACAAAGCGGTAGCTGACGATATGCCTGTATTTATCGTGGAGGGTGAAAAAGATACTAATGCGTTGAACAGACGCGGTTATGCGGCATTTTGTTGCGGTGGGGCGAATGATTGGAATTCTGAAATCGCCGGTATTGTGCGAAATGCAAATGTGATCATTTTAGCTGATAATGACGATGCCGGTGTGAGTTCGGCTAATGCTATATTGCATGATGTGCAGAATGTGGCAAAGAGCGCAAGGATAATTGTTCCTATGCCAGACATCCCTAAAGCAGATATATCGGATTATTTTCAAGCAGGGCATAGTAAACAGGAATTTGAACAGATGATAAATTCCGTTACAGAAAAACGGGCGGATGTTGTGAGCCAAAAGGGGAAATCACTGGAAACCATTCTTAAGGAGATGCACGCCGAGCAATATGAAACAACAGACAAAGGTTTTGGCCGATTATTTGCTGAAGTTTTTAAGAATCAACATCGATACAATCCGTCAAGAAAAGATTTTATGAGATATGACGGCAAACGCTGGGTTGATGATATTGAGGGATTGAGCGCCCGGAAGTCTGGCAAATTGCTGTCAGATGCACTTGTCCGGTATGCGGTGAATGTTGATGCAGACGGAAAATATTTAAAAGCGGTAACTCCATTATGCAATCTTCGAAACAGAGATGCGATGTTAAAGGACAGCCGAGACATTCATTATTTTACAAATGAACAGTTGGACACCAATGATTATTTACTTAATCTGCAAAATGGAACCCTTGATCTATCAGAAAATGCCACTCGGTTTAGAGAGCATGATCCGGATTTGCTTCTTTCAAAAATTTGCAATGTCGAGTATGATCCGGCAGCAGTGTGTAACGAATGGGAAAAGTTTTTACTTGAAATCATGCAGGGAGATCGTGACAAAATTCGTTACCTCCAGAAGATAGCCGGATTGTCGCTGACTGGAAATACGCAGGAAGAAACATGTTTCATTCTTTATGGAAGCACAACAAGAAATGGAAAATCTACATTTTGTGAAACCCTGATTTATCTTTTGGGGGATTATGCTCTGACCATGAAGCCGGAAACACTGGCAGTAAAACAGAACCTTGATAGCCGTCAGGCGTCCGGTGATGTGGCGAGACTGGCCGGATGTCGGTTTGTGAATGCATCAGAACCGCCGAAGCGAATGTTATTTGATACGGCACTATTAAAGTCATTGCTTGGACGTGATTCGATTACAGCAAGACATTTGCATCAGCGTGAATTTGAATTTATCCCTAAGTTTAAGTTAGTCATTAACACGAATTATCTTCCAACAATTACGGATGACACAGTGTTTTCAAGTGGAAGAATCAATGTGATCAGCTTTGACCGGCATTTTGAACCGCATGAACAGGACAAGCATTTGAAAGATCGATTGCGGGAAAAACGGGAATTATCAGGGATTCTTAATTGGTGTATCGAGGGATTGCGGTTGTATCGAAAAGAGGGATTAGAACCACCAGAGGCTGTACGGTCTGCCACGAATTCTTATAGGACAGATTCTGATAAAATTGGTAATTTTATCAATGAATGCTTGAATAAGACAGGTCGTAATAGTAAAGCGAAGGATATTTATGATGCGTATGCCAAGTGGTGTGATGATAATGGTTATGGATGTGAAAATAAAGGAAATTTCTTCTCGGAACTAAAGGGCAAGGGATTGTTTGCTGCGAGTGGAACTGTAGACGGAAAAACAGCAAGAAACATTGTAAGAGGATATACGTTAGATTCTGGTTTTTCTTCGATTAGTGATGGACTAGAAACTCCATTTGATTAAAAAATGTGCATCTTGTGTAAAGTAAATGTAAAGTTTTCATAAGAGTTTGTTTTAAAAATTTACATATAAAAATCATAGTTTACACAAACACAGTAAAATCAGTGGATACAGAAATTGTTAAAATTAGATTTAATCACATTTTCTTGTAACGTTTTTAGAAAGCAGGTGTAGATGATGGACTATTTTTCAATGTATGGGGATGTATGGAAATTTCACAAAAAGTATATTGATGGAGTCAAAACAGATGATACGACATTTTGGAAAAGCATAGTCGATGAGGCTGATGAATTAACGACCAAGTATGATCGATGCAAATTTATTGTTAATTTAGTTATGACGGAATTGGAAGAATTTGAGAGGATTTATAATGAACAAACAAAGTAAAGAATACAAACAATATATGAAATCTGATGAATGGGAGCAGAAGAGACAGGAACGCATAGCCATTGACCAAGGCTGTGTAATGTGCGGCAGACCTATAGAGAAAATCAAAAGTGTGCAAGTGCATCATGTCACTTATAAAAATTTAGGGAATGAGGATGTTTTGACAGATATATGCACTTTGTGCGGCTCTTGTCACAGAAAGATACATAATTTCTATAATCGCAAGAGGGCGTAAAGGCTAAGTTGGACGGGCATAAGTAACATCATAAAAAGATAATGAAAAATAATTAACAGCCAATGACGGCAGAAAGTAGGAAAATATGGCAAGAAATAATTATCCACAAGCCGGACTTGATAATATGGAACCGGCAGCAGTACAACAAATTGTTGCATCACTGAGGGAACTGCATGAATTAGGCAGACCAAAAACGGATGAAGAGGTTGCTAAGCGGATTGATGATTATTTTGATCTTTGCCAGAGATCAAGCATTAGACCGGGAGTGGAATCTCTTTGTATGGCATTGCATATCAGCAGAACAACACTTTTCCGATGGAATAATGGTGAGGATTGCAGTTCATACCGACAAGAATTAATACAATCTGCGAAAGCTTTTATCGGTGCGTTTCTTGAGCAGGCAATGTTAGGAGGAAAGATTTCTCCACCTTCCGGGATCTTCCTTATGAAGAACTGGTTATCGTATAAGGATGCAATTTCTATCGAAGAAGCGGTTCCGCATGAAGAACACAGACATGCGCTTACTGCTGCCGAACTTCCAATTTTAGGAGAAAAGAAATTGTCCAGTAAGGATTTGCTGCCAAAATTGAATGAGATGGACATTACACAGAATTAACAACAATGCTTTGATTATGATGTGGCAGAAGCTATAGCTGGATCAGATACACAGATTGCCGGTATCGGGTTATGAAGAAAGGAATGATGAGGTATGAATAAGAAATTACCACAGGCAATGATTGTAGGAAAAGATATCCGTTGTCCTGTATGTGGGCGGAAATGGGGAGAAATTCATGGGGCTGGTGAGATTATTAAGAATTATGAAGTACGTTGCCCACGCAAATATCATGGCACATGCCATTCGTTTGTTGTAAATATTTAATGATTGGAGAGTGATTATATATGTTAAAGGTTGGATTTATTATTCCATTGATTATTATGAATGTACTGCTGCTCATTATTGTGATTGATTTTTGGAAAAATTGCAGGAGTAAGGCGGCAAAAGTTGGATTTGGTATTATGTTAACGGTATATGTTCTTGATATTTTATCACTGATTGGAGGTGCAGTATGTTAGATCGTAGAAAAACACTGTGTAATGGTAAAATCGTTGTTATCAATTTTAAAAAGTTAAACCCGCTCGATTTTGAGCCGGTGCATCATTTAGACGAGAGGAGCATTAAAGACGAACTTGCCCTGTGTGCGCCAGATGGTCGCATTTACATAAATTCAAAGAAGAACGAATCAGGGATTGTTTCAAGTGTGTTTGAACTTCTCATGAAAGAAACCAGGCAAACCTTATTAGAATATCAAGCTTTTATAGGAAAGCAGTACCCAAATATTAAGACATTTGATGATTTTATCACATGGTCAGAGAAAAATAAAGATGGTGAATCCCGTGTACAGGCGTTTACACTTCTTATGATCCCGATTGAGTTACGGCGGCGTGAAATTGAACATTCTTATAACGGGAAGATTGTTGATTTTCCATCATAAGCAATTGCAATGGCCATATTAATCATTGTATAATTTAAAAGAGAGCACAAGATGCCGTAGTACAAGGAAAAATCCGAGGTATTACGGCATTTTTCATTATATATAGATGCCAGATTCCATTGAGAACAGAGCACAAACCCTAAAAGGTGGTGTAGTAAATCAATGGAGTTAGAAAGTTTACAAATACAGATCACATCTGATGCTCATAATGCCACAGCCGCTATTAACAATTTAATAAGTCGGCTCACTTCTTTGAAAACGGCATTGAGTGGATTCAATAACATTTCTTTTGGAAATATCGTGGCCAGTGCTAATAGTGCAAATAGCAGCTTCCGGTCATTAACGACTACGATATCAAATTTATCACAAAATATGAGAACTGCTAAAGGCAGCATGACGGAATTAGGAGGAAGATTATCTGAGATCAGAGTTGATAGTTCTGCGGCATCTTCCATAGAGACTGTTGCTGCAGCAATTCGTAAGCTCGGTAGCAAAACAATAGTGACTGCAACACGAAATTTACCGGAGTTAACGGTTACTTTGAGAAATTTTGCAAAAGAGATAAATGAACTTGGAATTGTAAATTTTGATACAGCCAGTATGACGGGGGTTATCTCATCAATAGCAAAGCTTGGAGGCAAAGCATCTACACAGGCTACAAAGAATCTGCCTACGATTTCTGCACAGTTGCAGAATTTTGTTCGACAGATGAATCAGATAGGCTCGTTTAGCTTTGATATGATTCATCTGAGATCGGAAGAGCACACGTCTGAACTCCAGTCACATTACTCGCTCTCGTATGCCGTCTTCTGCTTGAAAAA